CCGCCGATGACTTCTTTCCTTGTAAGCCTCCCAAGAAAGGCTAAATCTTTTAAAGAAGACATGCTTAGCTTATTCTGCTTCGGCTCTTCGGTTTTATCTAATTTAACTGGATCTTGACTCACGGGGTTCTCTCCATCTGCTTGCTCATTATTATTTGAGACTTGTCCTGATCTTCTTGGCATATTTAAACTCCACTTGCTTCCATAATACTTAAAATCTTTAAAGATTATCCCTCAAAATGCAAAACGCCGCCCAAAAAGGCGGCGCTTTAACCTAACCTCTTAAGCTGTCTAGTATGCTGCTGATATAAGCCCTGGGAAGTCCAGAGCACCTCTGCGCTCACCAGAGTCTGCGGCACCTTCAACGCTATCATAGCTTCTACCGGGAATCTCTCTGGAGCCCTGTACGCCCTGGCTGAGAGAAACAGGCTCGCCACCTCTAGTTGTAGACATATGCTCTGCAGATACTGTTGCAGTTTCTGCAATAGTATAGTCAGCAGCTGAATAAGTCTTTCCGAGTGCGCTGAACCAGCAGTTATGATAAGTAGTAACTACTGCATCATTTCCACTTCCAGAGAACTTATCAATGATAACAATGTCAAACGGCATTCTCTGCGACTGAATATTTCTAAATCCTCTTGAAAAAGCCTCAGGAAGAGATATGCCATCAAAGACAATCCTATTGATCTGCAAGTTAAACGTTGCTGACTGATTTGGGACTATCTCAATCTGTCCATCTGTGCCAATTTCAGAAATGGGCTTCAGAGTCCTAGCTTGCGACTCGGTTATTGTCTGGATAGCGCCGACCGGCTCGTTGTTTACATAAACAATGATCTGTGTAGATAATCCGGCGCGAGTTCTTCCTCCGGTTGCCGGAGGAGGACTTCCGTCGAAAAGAGTTCCTGTACTTGGATAATCTGCCATTACTTTCTCCTATTAAATTACGCCGACTTCGATATCTATAAAGATATAGTTGATCGGGTAAGCTGGAGCGAACTGTAGGAAGACGTTAATCTGTCTTGGATCAACCTTATCCTGTTCAACTCTGATATTTTTAAAACTTGTAACCAAACCCTGGCTAACTAATCCAGACATAATCGTTCTAACTCTTGCGCCCATTAATACGTTTGTATCTGCGTTCTGAACTCCACCGATAAACGGCCTTAGAGAAGATCTCAGAGTCTGTTTTACGGCATCTCTAATGAAGATAATTGAGATCTCTTCATCTTCAACAAATCCTGATTGACTTGTGGTTCTTCCTGCGAGGACTCTTCCTCCACCGGTAATTGGCTGCAGCAAAGTCGCTCCAACGCCTCCAAGCTGGTTCTGAATAATTGGACGATAAACCTTATCTCTTGTTAGAGAGAATCCTGATAGAGATTTGTCAGTCAATGGAATTGCAACATTCTGTTTAGCTGACAAGAATCCTGCCGCCGCCGCTCCCATGTAGAATCCGTGAAGACTAACATTTGTTCCGTTCACATTTCTTACAATTGAATCGGGATAGAAGTAAACTGCTCGATTACTTGTGTAGTTATCGCTCAGCTTGAAGTTGACTAAGTCCTCTATGTTTCCGTCGAGAACCTCTTGCGCCTCATCTCCTTGTATGCCCTCTATGATTCCAATATCTTCAATTGCGATCAATGAAGTTCCGATAAGTGCAGCCGGAGTAACGCCAATCTGCGCGCCGATGAATGCAACTCGCTCTTTTCGGTTAGCAACAGAACTCATATTTTCACAGTGATTAACTGTTGCTCGGAAGATAGATGAAATCGCCTGATTTGGGAGAGGAACAATTATCTGAGCTTCAGCCGCCTCTAATGCCTCTAGTGCATTAAACCAGTTAGTATCAAAGAAGTCTGCATCATTCTCATCTATGTAAGAAATCTTTAGACCGTCGCCCTCCTGAATCACCCCGCTAGTAACTAGATCTTCATGAAGCAGTAATAGGGCGTCATCTGCATTTGAATCAGATGGATCCTTTACGAAGAACTGCACATCAGAATAAGTCTTAGTTAGCGCCAGTGCGGTTGCGACGTTAGAACTAACCGTGACAAGAGAATCATCTTCTACCGTATCTATCTTTAATTCAACAGATGGAACAAGAAGGACTGCGCCATGAAGCTCATTTGAAATATCTGCTACAGATGTATATACGGTCCCTACCGAATCTTCCATACTAGTAATTACAATTACATTTCCTACATCTTCGCCATCGAAATCAATTTCGGGGGTAGAGAAGTATTCTGCTCCAGATTCTGTACCAATAGTTCCTTCGTCACCACTTCCGACAACCTCAAGGGCTGCATCAACAACAGTATATGCGAAGGCATTATCAGAGCTACCTACCCAGTTCCCCTGCTGAATATCAGTAGATAGCTGAGAGTTATAAAAGCTAGCTTTATTCGGGAAAATCTGAGTTTCATCACCGTCTCTTATGATAAAGATATTAACTCTAGTATCTGCATCTGGCTTTCCACTTCTAAGTCCGGTAATTGGCCTAGGAATTGTAAATCTTAGATCATCAACCTCACACGCATCAGCTGACAAAGTTCCAGCATTATAGCAAGCCGAGAAGCCACCAACACCCAAAGAGTTTCTTTCCTCAAGGAGCGTAACAGATGTTCTTCGCGGAACCGGAGGCTTACACTGTAGTGCTAGCAGGCCGGGTGCTCCGTTCTCTAAAATAAGCTGAGTGCCAAGCGAAAGAGTATTTTCTGTGCTTGGCAGGCCATGTTTCTGGAATAAATCTGAAGACTCAGTGAAAAACTCTGGATCATTCAAATCAATCGCAGCAATATACTTCGCTGTGAGATTATCTCCGCGACCTAGAGCTCTAGAGCTTATATCTACAAAGAATCTATCACCAACCTCAAAGCTTGTTGCGCCCTCCTGAATTCCCAAAAGTAGCACTCCGTTATTCTCTAGAAGATGGAACGTTAGGCCCTCTGCTGCCAGACCATCAACAGAGGCTCCAGAAGCCTCCTCAAGGTCTTGGAATCCAACCAATGGGGAGTCTAGGTCACTGACCCTAACTCGCCGCGAGGATGTAACCTGATCGATCTTAAACAGACCGCCGTCGAAGTCGCCGCCATTGCAGATTAGAACAGTCCTTCCTACATCTGCGCTTGTAAAGTTACCGGCAGTTGATGGCGCTCCAGTGAGCATATTATGAACAATGGCCGGATTATCAATCAGAAGATTAGTAGCTCTAATATCCCAATCATAAAGGTCTGCTTCATCCCAAGCTGGGTCTGCCGGTCCAAGACTGTCCGTCGTTACTGTAATCGTAGTATCAGTGCCATCGTATGTGATATCTTCAATCTCATAACCTACATAGCCGTCTAGGCAGAGGAAGTCTCCGGTGAGGGCCTGTCCTTGGCTGACTAAGTCGGCTCCAGAGACTAGGAAGGTATTACTTGTGGTGAGAGTTGTATCTCCAGTTCTCATAACAATACTTCCCTGAGGGAAGGTAGTTATCAAAGAACTTCCGCTTGCAACAACTACTCCGTCAGCGCATTCTGCGATGTTTCCGGAGATAGCTCCGTTCGCGCTAGTGAAATAGCTGCTAGAGAAAGTTAGAGGATTTCCAAAACTATCATAAAGCTGACCAGAAGTATCTCCAGTGGCAGTAAATGTTGCCAGACCAGAAATCGGATCACCATTAGAATCTCTAATAACACTTACACATCGAATCGTCCACCTTTCACTTGGGGCCGAGTCGTCTAGAATATCTAGAGTTATAAGCGGAGTACAATCGTCGTTATCAACAATGATTCCAGTTCCAATATTTCCGGAGCCTGCAGAGTACCCCTTGCCATCTTGATCGCCAATCGATGCACCTCTTAGTTCTATGCGCCCATTGGATATATCAAGTCTATAATCAAACGGCAAAGCAACGCCCGAGGCGTCAATTACTTCCTGCTTTCCGAAGAGAAGCGTTCCATTTAATCGCAGTTCTGTTCTGCCGCTTATAACGGGAACATTTGATAGCTCAAAAAACCTACCATCACCGGTCCCTGTCGGGCTCCAGCTTGATTCCCCATCAGCACCGCCGCCGGCCGCAGATTGAACAATTGTTTCCTCTCTTAAGCCTTCGCCTAAAGCTGCCACAATTCTTATCCCGCCCGGAATAGAAACGCTACGAGATACAACCCGATCTCTTGCAAATGCTCCGGGCTGTACGAAGCCTGTTATTCCTGGTATATTAGCCATCTACGATCCTCCGTTTTTGCAATAACTCATCAAATTATTTATTATTAGTAGTTTCATTTTTAATCTATTTCTGTCAAATCAATTAGGTCATCAAATCTTCGAGCAAGAAGATCTGCATCTGTTTTTTCGCCTGGAATAGGATGCCAGGTAGGTTCCATTGTAAATACGATCTTCTCAACTATGTTTTCGATAGGGACTTCCACTCTCCACTCTGAATAAGTTGATATACTTATCGCTGCATTATATACATAGTCATTAGCATAAGGCTCCGCATTTTCTGCACCAATTGATAGTTGATGAATAAATAATCCGTTTGCCCTTAACTCATTCCACAAAGAATATTGTAAGGCCAGTGAAACAATATCTGTAAGTTCCTGTAGCTCTGCCTGACTTTCTGAATAAATTCCTACATCAAACCTAAGATCCCAGCGACCCGTATACACTCTATGTGTTGGAGTACTTACAACTCTTCTATCACCATATGCTGTTTCTAGCAAATCTGTCCTATACTTATAGGTCATATTTTGATTAAAAGATATAGGCTTATAAGCTCCGCCATTTGACTTTATAACAATGGCTGGGAAGAACTTTACTTCATAACGGTAAGTGTCGCTAATTAATATCTTAGTAGTTAGGGCTGAATCAACATCTATTCCGGTCTGATCCGGAGTTAGTGGATAGCCATACTCGTCAGCTCTGTAAGTAAATATGCTATCATTTTTAAAAATCTTTCTAAGTCCATCTATCAATAATGACTTCGGGTGGACAACTGCAGTTTGCTGAACTACATAATGATCAGAAAAAAAGCTAGAATATACAATATGATCGCCACTTAACCCTGTCCCTGGTAAATTTTGTTCATCTATCATATTTAAGCCTACGTTTACCTATAATTAATAGGTAGATATTTTAGTTCTTCTATATCAGCGGATTGTTCGTAAAAATGAACTATTTCTTTAACTAACTTATCTAACTTCTGCTTATCGGCTAAGTCTTCTTCTTTTAAAAGAATTGATTTTTTTATAGTTAGCTCAACTACAATATCATTATTGTCACTAGTATTACTAGATAAATTACCAGA